ACGACTGGAAAGCGTTCTCCATGCCCTTCCACGTTTCGCGGCGCTTGTTGAACCGATCAATGAACGCAGGCCCCATCGAGTTCATCGCCTCGTCAAAGTTCGAGGCGTTGTTGTTCAGCGCTTTTGGCGACGTGGTGCCTAGCGGAAGTGCCGAGGTGTCGTAAGTATTTGTCATCGTATCTCCGAAGCGGGCTAATTAGTTGGCCTGCATGATTACCCAGTTCGTGCCATTGCTGACCAAAGTCGCCCATTTTCCGGCGGTGGCGGCTAGGATAGCATTGCCGGCCGCTCCGCCTACTAGCGGGGCTACGTTTGACGCTGCGGAAATTACTGTTTGAGCGGCGATTGTCTTAATCATTATCTCACGCCCTACGAAAGAGGCAGCCGTCGGCAGCGTAACCGTAATAGATCCCGCGCCGTTACAGATGATCCAGTTCTCAGTAGCGCCTACGGTGAAGTTACCGGTTTGAACGCTGGTCCCCCGTTGTAGGGAGTCCGCCATCGCCGCGCCGATGGCCGGCGTGACAAGTGTTGGGCTAGTTCCAAACACCAATGCGCCTGATCCGGTTTCATCGGTTACAGCAGCCGCCAGGTTGGCCGAGGATGGAGTACCGAGGAACGTCGCCACTCCGGCGCCCAAGGCACTTAGACCAGTACCGCCATTCGCCACGGGGGTGATGATAGAGGCCGAGGTGACCAAGCCTTTCGCGTTAACCGTAACGCTGCCGTAAGTCCCCGCGCCGACACCACTGTTGGCAAGCGTTAGTGCCGCCGTTGCGTTGGCAGAGCCATCGAAGCTGACGGTCCAGGTGGCGTCACCGGTGCTCGAGATCGAGCGGGCTGTCGTGAGTTTTGCGGCGCTACCTGCGTAAGCGCCGGTATCCGTAAGCGCCATCGCGCTGATCGCGCTGCGGAAGGCCGCTTGGTTCGCGGAAACACCGAGACTGCGGACAAACGACGTAAGAGTGTAGGTGCCCATACCGACGGGGGAGACAGCATTGAAGAACATGGACGTATCGACAGCAGGCGTGACGGCAGCAAGGGCCGCGACGTTCGGGGAAACCAATGCCGCCGCGTCATCCTCCATCTGGCGCCATGTCTTCCGTTGCGCACCTAATCGGTCAGGCACACTCGCCTCAGTAGACATAAGAAATTCGTCGAATACCTCGGCGTTATCGTCAAGGTCTCTAGGGTCGGTCGACGGGACCGCGTTTCCGGTATTGTATGTCGTCATGGCTGCGGCCAATCCTCATTGATTGCGGTGTCCATGGCTTCAATGTAAACCTGCCACGGGTTTAAAGGCCACTCGCGGTTCATCGCATAGTCGAAGATATCCGCGTGCAAAATATATTCAGGCAGTATTTCTGCCCATCCCGGATCAAGCAAAGGTCTATTCCTCACTTCACAAGTTACGCTATACCGCCAGCGATACAGACCGCGCAGTTCACCGCCAACGGGGACTTCAGTGAAGCGCACTTCGTGAGTGTCAAACCCGAGCGGCGTAACAAGCTGGATTTCAAACCAACCTGCGCCGACCACCTGCGCCGACCAAGCTTCAAACAGTGATGCCTGTGGTGAACTCAACAGCCACGCCAGTTCAACCATAGACGGAACGTTGCGGAACTCGACCCGCTGACGCGCTCGCCCACTGTCCATCTGTGTACGACGGATGTTGTTGACGGGCTTGAATTCGTACCCCTCACGCAGCGGCAGCGGCAGCCCAGCAGGGTACGCTGGAAGGGTCATCGCCCAACACCTGACAAACCGAACTTGCGGTTCAGTGCGTCAGCGCTACGCCCATCACCCAGCAGGTCTGCGACAAAAACGTCAATCATCCGTTCCCCCTGATCGCCGGTGCGCTCTTTGGATTGCCCAGCGCGCGATGCGTCTTCGATCAAGTTTACGGTAGTGCCGCCGCTATTACCATTAGCAGGATTTGAGCGGATGTCGTTGAGCGTGCTGTCGAGTTTGGCGGATGTCTCGGCGGTGGTCACACGTTCGCCTTTCTGTAACAGCCACGTACCGGTTTCCGGGACCGCGTCGATACCGTCGTGCGCCATACCGGACAATGCAGACGTGGCTACCCCGGCTACCAGTGGTGCAGCGAACGACGCAGCCGCAGCCGCAGCCGCAGGTGCAGCGAACGGGCCGACAATAGGGATTGCAGCCGTAGACGCGAACGCCGCCAACGACGCTTGGAACGCCGTGGCCTGCGCGTTCGCAATCATGGCCGTTGCCGCACTGGCCTGTGTGGTCTTACCGGTGATCAACTGCACGGCCTGGTATACCAGCCATTGTGCAGCCATCTGTTCGATTGCACTGATCACCGAGTTGGCAATGCCGAGCACAACGTTTTTAGTGGCCGATCCGACCGTCTCTGTACCGCGCAGCAATCCATCAATATTTTCAGCAACAGAATTTGTCGTGTCGCTTAGCACCGTGCTGGTAGCGTCGGCAGCCTGCTGGCTGTAATCGGTCGCGGTGTCGCGGTAGTTCTCCCACGCACTGGTCACGCCATCGATCCAGTTGTTCTGCATTTCGTCCAGCTGGTTGTAATAGTCCTCTTGCAAAATCATGCGTTCGGCCAACGCCTCTTCAAGCATTGCCGTTTCCGTTTCGTACAGTTCCTGCGTGATGTCGCCGCCGTTCAGTTGCTTCTGAAGATCGGCCACCTGCTTGTTGTAATCCTGCTGGATGGCCAAGTCTTGCTTGAGCCGATCCTTCAACTTGTCGCCACTGCCGGCGCCTGCAAGCTCCAGTTCGAACCCCTGCTTGACTGTCTGGTTCGCACTATCAAGTGTGGCACCGAACGCCGAAGCTTTGGCGGCGTCTTCGTTCGCCTGCTTGACTTTGGCCAGTGCATCCAGTTCAGCGGCCAGACCTTCCAGTCGTTGCTGCTGCAGGGCGTTGATGCCGACCAACTTGCCGGATTGGATTTCGAACCCGAGCTTGGCAACTTCGGTGGCGTTCTTCTGCGCGTCCGTGGTGGTATTGATCAACGCGATCTGCCGTTCGTAATCCGTCTCGGCCGACTTGAATGCTTCGTCGATCTTCTTGGCCGCTGCGGCTGCAGCTTTGGCAGCAGCTTCACGTGCTTTGACCAGCGCGGCGTATTGCTCGGCCGTCATACCACCAGACAAGGCCGCGGCCGCTGCTGCACCAAACGCAATCGTGGCGTTGTTGGCAGCCTTCTGCGCCTTGTCGTAGTACTCTAGGAAGGCTGTGCCAGCAAGCGGCTCTTCAGCAGCCTTACGCATCCGCTCGGTGGCATCAACGGCCTGCGCGGACAGCTTGTTGAAGTTCGCTTCCAGCCCAGACGTATCTATATCGGCGCCAAGTTTGTTCAGCCCGGTGGCAACTTGAAACACAGCGGCCGTGATGCTACCCGCGGCGCTCGCCACCAACCCGTCAAGCTCGGCCGATATGATCTTGAACACCCGACCCACGCCGTCGCCAGCATCGACCACAAACCCGATCGCTTCCAGCACGGTGCGGGTTGTCTGTTGCACGGTTGTGCCGAGCCCGCCCGCCGCTTCGGCTGAATCAAGGAAGTCCTTGGACAGTTGCGTCAGCAGTGGGGATAACTCAACCGTCAGCTGTTTGGCCACGCCATCGGCTGCAAGCCCAAAGATACTGATGGCATCGCCTGCCGCTTCAACCTTCGACGACTCGATGTCCGACAGCTTCACGCCGAACACGGTGATTTGGCGGTTGGCTTCGGCGAGCGTTTCGGGGTCGAGCTGCTGGAAGGCTGCTGCGTTCTTCCCGCCGAATAGGGTGGCGGCCACTGCGGCGCGTTCGTACGCCGGGACGTTCTTTACCAGGGCTTCGTTGATGGCGGAAATGCGTTCGTCGATCGGCAGTTCTGCAACCTCGGCGTACTTCAGGCCGAGTCTGTCGAACGCTTCAACCTGCGTCTTACTACCCTGTGCGGCCTTACCAAGCGCCAAGTCAAGCTTCTGCGACCCACTGGTCAACTGATCCAAGCCGACGCCTGACAGCTCGCCAGCGCGCGTCAGGACACCGAGGCTACCGACAGTTGTACGCAGCCGCTTGGCAAGGTCGTCTTGGTCGCCGATCACCTGCAGCTGCTTCGTGACCATATAGGCTAAGGCGGCTGTAGCGGCAGTGATCCCACCGGCTAACCCCTTACCGATTCTTTCGCCGGCCTTCTCTACAGACTTTTCAAACTTTTTAGTTTGTCGCGCCGCTGCATCCAGCGGCCCAGTGAAACCACCAATCCTGGCGACCAGATCCAACGTGAGGGTGCCAAGACTGTTGGCCATTTATGCGTCCCCGAATGCTTTGGTAAGTTCGTCCAAGGGTATCACGCGCTCATCCATGTGCGGGGCGAAGTCTTGTGTGTGAAGTGTGGGGGCGTCTCGGCTGGTTTTGGTGTTGGCCCACATGGCTTGGAACTTGGCCAACTGTTCTTCGATCCGCATACCAAGGTGCAGCGAACCGCGTTTGTTCCTGAACTTCTGCCAGATGACGAACTCATTGATCGACATTGTTTCTTGAGCTTCGGCAATGGTGCGGCCGCCGATCCCGTTCATAACAAGCTCGCACCATATTTCGTCTACAAGCTCTAGCTCGGTGTCTTTCCCAGGTTCTGGACCTTGCCGATTTCAATTAGCAACAGGCTGGTAAGTTCCGGGTCCAGACCGCCGCGTTCTTCGTCAGCCTCACCGGTGATGTCCGCGACGGTAAAGACTGGCTTACCTTCTTCGTCGCAGATGCTGGCGGCAATGCGATTGGCATAAACGTCACCGCCGTTGTGCGCGCGGATGTCACCGACGGCAGTCTGGTACGACAGTTGCCGCACGTAGGTGGTGATCGTCTCGCCCTTCCATTCGAACTGAACTTCGACAGGCTTGGCGGAGAACGCTTTCTTTTCAGTCAGGGTGGCGATGCTGAGTTTCACGATACGACGACCTTAGGAATCCACGGGGAAAGGCCCGAGCGCTGCACGGTCATGGCTGTGCTGACAAGGGTGTTGGTTTGGAAGTCGAACGGGAAGTCCGAAATGTAACCTTCGAACGGTAGCCACGTGCGCGTGGTCGGGAAGACGAACTGCCCTTCGCTGTCGACGGTAGGAACAATACCCTTACCGTCGGACCAGCCGATAGCGAACTGGATGTTGACGTTTTCGTCGGTGTCCAGTGCGTACAGCTCGTACAGGCGGATGTGCGAAGCGTACTTCGGATCGGCCAGCAAGTTGATGGTTGCACTACCTGGGGTGCGCAGACCCTTCTTGAAGGTCTTGGTAGTGTCGTCAATGCAAGTGTCTTCCAGCTGATCGGCCGGCGCACCGCCTGGCGTGAAGCCTGTAGGACACTCAACTTTGGTGACAGTCAGTGTGTCGGGGTCGACGAAATACAGTTCAGACCCCTGTGCAAAAATAGACATGCGTGTATTCCCCTATCGGTAGGTAAGCCAGTCAACGTCGAAATCATACCCGAACGCAAGTGTTTGCGCATCCCTGCTCTGATTGCCCCAGCGGACCACATAGCAAACACCCTGGATCGCGTCCCGGATAGCCTGCGTTACCGCGATAACCTGACCTGTCGTTTTGCCCCACACGTTCACCTGCAGGCTGAAGCTGTCGGCGTCTGGGTTGTCGGCCAGGTAGTTGGCCGGATCACCGCCGATGTTCTGCCAGGTTACGTAAGGTAACGGCGCATCCTTGGGCGCAAGCCCGAACGGGTACAGCCGCAGGTTTCCGCTGCTATCGCCGAGCAACGTCTGAACGGCGTTGTCATCCTGGCACGTGGTATAGATCGGGGCGAACATCATTCTGTTTTACCTGTGCGAATGGCGCGGTCGATTGCTTTTTCCAACCCGCTGACGAACTCGGCCGTCACGGCTGCAATGTTGTCAGCCATCGCCGGCCGTAAGAAGGGTTTGGCAATGGACACCTTTGTCCCGAATTCAATGAACCGCCAGTGTGGCGTCGCGGCTTTAACGCCGTCGGGTACAGCTTCACCTTTGGGTATCACCGCCCCGCCCCGTACACCGATACGAAACGCAAGATCGCCGGTCGCTCTGTAGCGTCGGTTGTTCCACTGGATGGCAACGTTTCGCGCGATACTGCGTTGTGTTTCCGGATCGTCTTCCTGCTCGACCTTGGCAGCGGCCGCTTTCACAATGATCGTGCCGGCCTTGCGCAATGCGGCCCGACCGCGCTTCTGTTTGACCGTACCGCTGACGGCCTTTAGTTTCTCAAGCAACGGGTCAAGGCCGATCAGGCTGAACTCTACACTATCCGCCATCGCCGATACCCGCCGTGCATTTGCAGCGCCACTCACGCCGCGCGGTCGGGTCAAGGTCCGGTTCGCCAACAATGTTGAACAGGCGACCGTCCCACACAATACGCATCTTACCTGTGAGCCCCGGCAGATACCGCAGGTTGATGCGTGCGGCAATCTCGGCCTGTTGTTCGTTGGCGGCAATAGCGTCCCGTCCTGGCCCCGTCAACACCTCGGCCGGCACATCCATGGCCCACGGTTCCCACGTGACCACCACGCCGCCCATATCGTCGCGGGTTTCCACCTGCTCTTCGATGGTCACGCGGTGGCGGTATTTGCCGGGGTTCGTCGCGAACATGGCTTAGATCCCCATACCGATACGGTGCGGCCAAAGCAGATGCTCCACCGCGGGGTTGGCGCTGACGATCGTACCGACAATCAGCGCCGTACGGTTCTCGTAATAGTCGGTGATCAACAGCAAGATGGCCTGCACCACAGCGCGCGGTACAGGGTCTGGCGTCTCGCTTGACGTGACGGTCGGGTCTTGGTTGCGCAGCCAGGTACAGTGCGGGTTGTCTTCGATACGCGGGCGGTTCATGTAGTTCGCGGCGTATGACTCGGCCGCGTCGATGTTCTGTTGAATCAACGTGTCGTCACTGTCGTGGATGACCAGCAACTGTGCCTTGGCTTCGTCAAGCGTTACGTAGCTCATTGTCAATACGCCCAATAGTACACGGCTGTCATTTCAAGTGGCAGTGCAGTCGTCGTGTCGTTTGCCGCCACCAGGCGGATCTGCACGTCGGTGGCCGCAATATCCATCTGTACGTCGATGGCAATCCAGTGCCACTGGTTGTCGTTCGGGATGACTTCCACATGGGTAGTGACGCCATCGAAAATCTGGATACGCTGGTTGCCTAAATAGGTCAGACTGGAGCCTTTGAACCAGCCTTCGCAGTGGATGCGGCGCCCCTTGTATTTGTCCTTGTCGAGGATGACCTGTAGACCGCTCACACCGACCGCGCCCGAGGTGACGCGAGCGCCAGATGTGTAATTACCCGTAGTCATGCCAGCAGGCGTTATCTGCGCAGCCGTAGCGCTGCCGCGCGCGGTCAGCCCGTCCGGCAGGGAGCCGGTCCACTTGGTGAACAGCGGGTTAACGGTCAGCGGTTCGACATGCTTTGAGGCGCCGCGTGCTGGCGACAATGCATTGGTGGCACCAGAAATGCTGAAGTAGGCGCGCGCCCGATCATTCATGGTGTCCAGATAGGATGCGGCACAGCTGATACTGCCAATATCTCCGGCACCGGTGGCCGTGTCTTCCATGCCGATACCGTAGCGAATGTTTCCAGCGCTTCCACGCAGGCGCACCAGGTCCAAAGCCATGCTGCGGCATTCACCGCGAATAATAATGTCGTCAGTCGGCGTTAGCGCAGTCAGGCAGTTGTTGATCGAAATCAGCTTATCGATGACCACATCGTCACCGCCATCGATCAGCACGCCACTATTTCCCGATCCGTCTACTTGCAGACGGTCGAACGTCGACGATGTGCCTTGAATTTCTACGCTGATATCCTGCGAGCCCCACGCATCCAGGTCGCGGAACCGGCAGGCGCCGCCGGTGAACTTGAACGAACGCTCTTTGGCGAAGCCGCACAGGAGACGCCCAAAGTCCCAGTCAATCGACTCGCACACCAGACCGAACTGGCCGTCATTGGCGTTGGCTACACCACTCCCGCAGCGGGCAAACACCTCTCTGAATCCGCCCTCTTTGTGGTTTGGCGCGATATGAATGGCGGCCCCTGGCCCGTGCTTATAGACAAGGATATTTTCCGCTTTGGAATCGGCGCGTTGCACGCCAGCCGCGTCGGAGTACTTCAAAGCATCCCCGGTTACCTGTAAGCGGGCATCGATGATCAGATTGCGCAGCACGTTGTTGTAGGCGTCCGACGGCACGGTAATGAAGTCACCGCTGATCGCTCCGCACCGCAAAATAGGCAGCCCCCGAACATTACCCGTTGCCAAGTGCTGCACCGACACGGCGTGCCCGGTATCGGATTTAAGCTCAACCCCGGCTTTCATGGACAGGGTGCTGAGGCCGAAATCATAGATGACGAACGGCAGCAGCGTAACGTCGCGCCCACCTTGGCTGTTGGCGTAGTCGATGGCGTTCTGCACCTCATCAGCCGCACCCGCGAACAGTTTGTTTCTATCGCAGTATTGAGCAACATTAAAAACTATACCGGTCGGTGATTCATAACCTACACCAACCGCCCCATTGGCTGACGCTAAATAGTCAGTGCTAACCTTCGTGCTTAGCAGACCTGCTGTATACTCAGCGCTTTCGGCCGCGTTTGATGCAGAAGTCTCAGCAGACACGGCCGCATCTACAGCCTGCGCGGCGCTTTCAGCAGCGGCCCGTGCACTGGCAGCGGCCCGTGCGTCAGGGCCATATGCAGCCGCCCCACCCTGAACGGTAGATAACAGCGCATCCAACGAGCCGGCGATGCTGTCGATGGTCACGCGGTAGTTATCGCGCGCCGCTTCAACCCAGTACGCCCCGAACTGGCCGTCGCCGTTTAGCACATAGCTTTCCACAGTCGACCACACGCCATCCGTTTCACCCTCAAGGCGTACGGTTGCAGCTGTACCGGTGAACGACATGTTGACGGCTACAAGGCTCACGCCTCGACCGTCAACCGTGGCTGATACGCCAGGCGTGGTGCGGTCTGTGAAAAGCACTGTGCTCATTAGTCAACCCGTTTGAATGCGAATGAAGTGATACCTTCGCGGCCAAGTTCGCTTTCGGCGTGGTTGCATTCCATCAACTGGAAGCCCTGCCGTTCGCACCAGTTTACAAAACCTTGGAACGTCCAGTAGTGCAGGTGTTCACCTGGCTTGAAATGCTTGCTGGACAACACGTCAGCCAGGCCAGTATAGATCGGCATCGATACAAACAGCCAGCGCTGAACGCGCGACAGCAGACGCTCAGGGTTCGGGATGTGTTCCAGGCTGTCCCAACAGGTAATCGCCTCAACGTCCACGCCGGGTAGGTACGGGTCAAGATGGCGCCGGGATGCGCACAACCACTTCACCGCGTCGGCCGAAACGTCGTACCCATACCCGCCAGATTCCTGCACGAACCGCCCGCCACCAATGCCGATGTCCAGTACGGTGTTGGGCGCAACGAACTTGCCGACCAGTTCCAGGCGCGCGCGGGTCAGCGCTGCACCCATCGGCGTGTTGTCCAGCGCCTGATAGTGCGCGAAGTACTGGCCGTCGTAGCTCATTGCCGGGGCGGTGTGCCAGCCCTGGCCAAGTTCTTCAGACCACAGGAAGGTGTTGGTCAGCCCAGCGGGTAAAGTTTGCTGCATGGTTGGTGATCCTTTTATCGCAGTTATGTTCTTTGAGTGTGCACCGACAGAACTTATCAGGCACAGAAAATGTAACGGTCGAACCTGGCGGGCAGATCAGCTCGGGGGAGTTGTAACCACCCTGCCCGCCGCACACCACCCACGCCGGAACCTTGGCCGCCAGGCACGCCGGAACGATCCAGCCGATACCGCCGATCACGGCCGACGCACCTTGGATCAGCGCCATCAACTGCGACACATCCAGCTCACCGCGATGATACTCAATATCGGCGTATGAGTTTATTGATTGGTCGACCAACCATTCTTTACCGTCTTCCAAATCCGCGACGGACACCACCGTATAGCCGCGGGCTGCGGCCGCCTGCGCAGCGTGTGCGATGTATTCAGGCAAAGGGTTGCGGGTATCCGCGCGCCACTCAGCGCGCACCGTCACGGGCCGCACAACGACGTACTTGCCGGATACTGGTGACGGCCCGAAGTCTGGTAGGTCGAACGCCTGCGGGCGTGCACGGAACGCAGCGGACATACCGCGAATGATCCCTTCAGTTCCGTAGCGAATGATCAGGTTCGCACCTTGGCGCGGCCGTAGTTGCCACGCTGCCTGCTTTGCAATGTTCTTCGATTGGGTGCGTAGCTTGGTGTCGGGTCGAACGAAGTGGACATTGGGTAGATCGCGGTACAACTCGGGCCATGGCGTGTCGATGTAGACGGTACCGTTCAACGCTTTGACGAACGCGCGTTGATAGATATTGTCGCCGAGCCCGCGCATTGAATTGACGTTGAGCATTCAACCACCGGATAAAAAGAACCCCGCCGAAGCAGGGTTAAGTGAGGGTTTGAAGGTGTAACAAGAAGCTCGGCGTACAGACTTACGTCAACGCATTGACCGTTCATTCCAATTGCACCAGATGTAACGCCGAGTGTTGTGGCCAGGCCCGCCTTTCCTATCAACTCCCATTTAAGGGCTCGGAACCCCACCGCATCGTGTCAACCTTTTGGTCCGTGGGGCATAGCCTTACAACTCGACGCCCTTAGACCCGTACGGGAAACGGCGTTACATCTGGTGCAACTGCCGCATGTGCGGTCACTTGTCACTGGCGTTGGTTGTTTGGAGCGGGTACATGGATTCGAACCATCCGCCGCTAAGCGGTCTTTATCCCCTAGAAGGATCGCGCACCATTTGCGCTCGATTCCCCGCATGCGCCAACCTTAACCATTACTTATGAAATCGTCAAACGATATTCGCTCGAAACATTCAAGCGCTGTGGACCGTGAAGCGTTAACGATCCGCACCTTTCCGTTCAGTTGCGCTGCGACCTTACTGAACTGCGCGGGCCACTTGGCGAGCATCCCGGCGTTACCCAATCCTTTCGGGTGGTCAGCGTGCCAATGCTTGGCGCCACCGGCACCCACCGCGCAGTCATACCCGAGCATGACGATAACCTTGGCACCATAATGTGCAGCCATCAAAAGTGCCCCGGCACCACTGTTCAAGCACCCCGCACCGAACATAGCGCGGTCGGCCAAACGAGACTGTGACGACCCCGCGCCGCGCACCCGCAACCCCTTGAACACCTGGCGGACCTCCTTGTCGTACTGCTGCCACCATGGGGTGTCCATGGCGTACAGCGCGTCGGCCCACGGTGCCAGCCTGAAGCTGGTGTTGACAACGATTACTTTACGGGTGGTGGGGGCGGCAGCGCGCCAGCGAGCGGCGGCGGCGCAATCGGCGGCGGTGAGGCTTGGACCGCTTGCGATGCAGCAGACTTCTTGCCAGCTTTGGGTGGGGCTTCCGGTTTGGTCACGGGGTCGGGCTTTGGGTCTTCGCCGGTTTCCTTGCTGACCAGGCCCGAACGTTGCAACGCCTTGATGGTGATGGCGTCGAAGGTTACGGTGTCACCCTTACGTACAGGGCCGCTATGGTCAAAACTGCGCAACGCAATTGCTGTGGGCATAATTAATTACTCGAAAGGTAAAAGGTAAAATGCCCCAGCGAACCGGGGCATTTCGTTACATCACACCAGACTTACGAGACGACTACCAAGTCACCGCGCACGAAGGCTTCAGGACGGTAGACGGTCAATGCCACACGTTCTTCAGCCAGGATCGTTACCATGTTTTTCACGAAGTTGTCCCGATCTTCAGTGCTGACCGAAACGTTCGCGTCTTCACGATCCCAGATCTGCGCGCCTTGCTGGAACGAGCCCACCAAGAAATCGCCCTGATCCATGGACTGCGTTGCAACTACCGGCAGGCCCCACAGGGTAGGTCTGGCCACGCCCTGCGGTTGGGTGAACAGGTAGTTGTCCTGGGTGTTCTTCAGCAGCTCGATCGAAGTCCAGTCGATTGGCGACAGAACGATACCGTCCGGGTCCAGCTCGGCCAGCACTACTTGCAGCATCGCGATGCGCAGGCGGTCAATGCTGGTTTCGTTCTGCACGGTGACGCCTGGGTTCAGGTACGCCGACGCCTGGGTCCAGATACCGTTGATGTTCAGGCCAACGCCCGAACCTTTCAGCAGCTGGGTTTCTTCCTTGAGTTTCAGACCGTAGCGCAGACGCCCGTCGATGTAGCTCTGCAGCATGGCGACGTCGGCCAACACCTGCTTCGACGCGATGATCCAGTGGGCGATAGTCGCGACCGGCGCCGAGTCGAGTTCGAACGTAATGTCCGATTGCGGTTTCGGGTTGGTCGGGTTTTCCGACACCACGTTGGCGTTGTTGGTGAAACCGGACTCACGCACGAACTCAATACTGTTCGACGTGGTACGGCCAGCCGACAACAGGTCGCGCAGGAACAGGCGTTGCACCAACGGCTGAACCATGCCAACACGCTGCGGCTCGATGTTCACACCGGCCGAACCTGGCAGGCTGGTGATCGCCATCTTGACCGACATGTTGTGCGCCATCTTGGCGCTGGTGCGGGACGCGGCAACGGCGAACTCGGCGAAGCCTTCGGAGTTGACGAACAGTTCGCCGAGCGATTCAGACTTGACGGTCTTGCCTTCACCGCTGTCGAGTTTCACGATCAGCTGTTCGGCGGCCTTCAGGTCTGCGCGCAGCTGGGCGCTGTCGATCAGCAGCTTGTCGACATCCTGTTTGGTTTGAGTGGACAGTGCAACGTTCTGCTCGACAGCCTTTTTGGTGTCGTCGGCGTGCGCTTTGAGCTGGACATTGACAGCTTCCAGGCTCGACTTGATTTCTTTACTGAGGTCTTCGATAGCGCTCATTTGAAAATATCCCGTAGCTGAGAGGAAAGGTTTAACAGTTCTTCACTGACAGCGCTGGGCATGTCTTCTTCTTTCTCAGTAGCGTTCGGCGTACTGTTTTTAACTTGTTGCAGCAACTTGCGTCGTTCGCTTCGCGGCATGCCGGACTGTGCCAACGCACGGTCAAGCTTCGCGGCAGCCGACGCACTGTCGCCAGTATCATGCAAAACTTCGTCAGACGCCAGCAGCGCGTCGGCGAACCCTTGTTCGATCGCGTCCTTACCGTTGATCCAGCTTTCGGCGTCCATGATCGCAAGCATGTCTTCCTTCGAAGACCCGGTGCGCGCAGCGTAAATTTCTGCCATCGCATTGTCAAACGGTTCAAGGTAGTCCGCGTATTCGCGCAGACCGTTGCGGTTGGCCGCAACCATGATCCAGGCGTTGTGGATCATGTAGAAGGCAGACGCACCGATTTCAATGTGATCGCCCGCCAGTGCGATGATGGACGCAGCCGACGCGGCCATGCCGAGGATCTTTACGTTCACATCGCCCGGGTATTCACGCAACACGTTGTAGATGGCCAGGCCTTCGAACATGTCGCCACCTGGCGAGTTGATGTTAACCGTGACGTCTTCGCCGCGGAACTCGCGCAACTTGGCGGATACACCCTTGGCTGTCACGCCGTCGCCGGTCCAGTAGTCCAGGCCGATTACTTCGAACACTTCAATGATGTTCTCACCGGCAGGCGCCAGCGCTTTGATGCTGGAATCCCATTTGCTTAACGCACCTTCAGAAACGTCGAAGCGCACTTCAGCGCTCAGCTTCTTGTTGAACGCTTTCGGCATACCTTTACGTTTCATTCGGGGGCACCTGTGTAGTAGTCGTTGCTGGCTGCGTGCCAAGTTTGTCAAGCGGCATCATCGCTGATTGTACAGTCAACACGTCGGCGTTCCCACCCTTCGGCGGTAAGTTCTCTTTGGATCGCCCTTCGTCCCGGGTCATCAGTCCGTTGCTGGTCATCTTCGCCAGGTACTCAGCACGACCAGCACTGTCGGCGCGCAACAACCCTTCGACGCTGAACTCTGCATAGAACTTCAACCGATCCGACGGTGACAGCAGATTCATATTGATAGCTTGTTCAATGCGGGTTAGCCACGGGCGCAGGGTGAACGTGAGGAAGCCGATCATCTGCTGTTCGATACCGGTCCCCCAGTTGGTCGACCCAGCGGTGTGACCAACCATGAACGGCGGCACACGGAACCATCGGCAGATTTCTTCAACGCTGAAATTGCGAGACTCCAATAGCTGGGCGTCCACCGGGTTGATGCCGAGCGGCGCGCCGGTCATGCCGTTCTCGAGTACCGGGGATTCGCCGGCGTTCAGTGCGCCACTGATGCGCCGGATCGTGTCGCGGAAGTCGTCCCGGTCCTTGGCGTTCAATTTGCCTGGCAGGGTGAACGCCACCGTCGGCATCATCCCTTTTGCAAACGTACTGTTCGATGCGTTCGCCGCAGCCAGCGCTGAGCCAAACACGCCGGCCCCGTACATCACCGCCGACACGCCCCAGTCGCCATCCATGGTGAAGCCTGGCACGCGGAACACTTGCGCGTCGGTCAGCGTGCGTTGCGTGCCGTCCGACAGGGTGTATTTCCACTGGCGTTTGCCGTTCACTTTGCTGCAGGACAGCCGGCGCGGGTCGAGGAAGTTCAGGGCGATCAGTCGTTGACCGATGTATTTCGGTTCGGCCACGCCATTTCCACCCATCAGCATGGCTACGATCATGGCTTCCCAGAACACCGTAGCAGTGCTGTCGACGTTCGGCTGGGTGTGGATGATGTCGTACAGCGGGTGGTTGCTTGCTGTCTTGCGCCCGTCTGCGGTGCGTTCGTAGATCTGAAGGGGTAGGGTCGAGATTGTTTCGGCGATCAGCCGCACGCAAGACCAGACTGCCGACAGTTGCATGACGGTCTTTTCGTTGATCACCTGACCGGCGACGTTGGTGTTACCGAAGAACTTCCAGAAATCATCGTCCATTAAATCGATAGGGACGCCCAGCCAATCAAGGATTGCGGCTTTAACTCGGCCAGGTTTCTTTAATGATTTCATGCGATTAAGAGTTCCCCAAAGGATACTGTTTCGTCCGTATCCGTGATCATCACGCCGATTGCCATCAGCAACGCCGACATGTCGTCGATCTTGTCGGGGCTCTTAAGCTTGTCGGGTGCCATGTTTAAGTTCACATCCCGGCGCGCAACGATGTTCGATGCGCACCAGTTTAGCACCGGGTCGCCGCCATGAGCCAGCCTACCGGAAATATAGGCAATCTCAAGTGCTTGCATGGCGGGGTGGTATGACTTCGGACCCTGGATAAACTCCACCATTGGGTAGCCTTTTGCAACCAAACGGTTGGTCAGATCGATCGCGTTCCACTTGTCGAAGGCCACATTCTGGATATCGAAGCGGGCGAACTGCGCGTCAATGCACGCTTCGATCACCAGATAATCGGTCACGTCGCCCTCGGTCTGCAGCAGGTAGCCCGACTCAACCCACCCGGTGTACAGCACAGTCCCCGTCTCGGTGCGCTGCGCCACCGCGCTGTCAGGCACCCACCGCCAGGCGTACGTGTAGATCACACCGTCAACGAACCACACCAGCCGGAACGAACACAGGTCGCCCGTGGATGCCAGGTCCAGGCCGCCGTAGCATGGGTACTGTTCCAGCCAGGTCAGGTCGACCTTGTCGCCGCAACGACCCCACTTGTTCAGGTCGATCCAGCCGGACGCACCGGACGCTGCACGGTTCACCCGTTTGATTTTGAACTCGGCCATCTTGCTCGGCATGTGCCGTGCTTCGACCGCTTCCTTGCGAATCTCTTCGGCCAGGTGCGGGTTCACATCCATCAGCGGGTTGGCCTTGATCCACACCTTCGGATCCAGCTCGTTGTCGGCCTTGATTTTCAGCGTCTTGTTTTGGTCGTCGATCTTGTAGAACACCACCAAGAAGTGATCAGCAGTATCGCCAAACACACCAGCCAGAAGGCGCAAAGCAAACGAGCGGATGTCCGCCCACGGGCCGGCGCTGACGTAACCTTCGGTCGTGGTGTACAGCCACAGTGGGTTGCCACGTGCGCCCGCCGCAGACCGCAGGACGTTGAGCAAGTCCGGTGTTTTGTGTGCATGGATTTCGTCCAGGCCAACGTGCGATGGGTTCAAACCGTCCTGCGTGCTGGCCTTCGCGTGGATGGGTTTGAAGGTCGACCCCTTGTCGAAGATTGTGATGGCCTTCGCCCACGTGGCAAACCCGTACTCTTCGCGAAGGTCCGGGGTCATTTCCACCATGCGCTTGGCAACCTTGAAGATAATTTCAGCCTGGCTGTAAGTGGTAGCCGCGCTGTAAATCTGCGCCCCGGGTTCAGGTTCGCACGACTCGCAGTACAGCAGGATCGCCGACGCCAAAACAGACTTGGCATTTTTTCGCGCAACTGCAAATAGTGCCGAGGTATACCGCCGCGACCGGAAGAATCCCCACCCATGAATCTCCCGGCCGTCTGGTTTGCGAAACCCGAACAGTTGCACCACGAAGAAAATATGCGACGGGTGCATGACAATCGTTGGCGTTTCCCACTGCCCTTCGACGTGCGGCAAGTTCTCGATGAACTGGCATGGGTCGTTGGCGTGCCAGGCGTCGAAGATGAACGGGGGATCTTTCGCCTCGGCCCGCTTCAGGTCGGTCAAGAATCGCTTCGCCGCTTGCTGAATTTCCAAACAATGGCGTGTCCGCTTCTTGTCCGCTATCGCACCCTTAGCGTATTCGATAGCGATGGCCACGAAGTCTTTTGGTTCGTCAGTCATCTGGTTCGTTTCACGATCGCAAGTACGAGCAATGATGCTGCGAGCAACCCGACTGCTAGAACGTTTCTGTCGGTGGACGCTGCCCCGGAACTGAGCCCAGCTAATACCATCCCCAGCACGCACAGCACCGGACGGTATCGTACCAGTGTAGAAACACAATGTTCGCACCGGTCGCCGTAATAGTCGTGCCCGCAGCCGGCGCACCATTCGCAATCTTTACGTTTGATCATCGCTGCGGCTTCCCTATCCCGGTGAATTTGTTCTTAGGTTTCTCTGGTTCCTTCGGTACACCGCCGTTCACCTTACCTTGCGACATCGGTGTCAGACCGAAATCGTTGTGCATGTTGCGCAGTGTGCCGAGCATCGACGCGCCTGGGGCTTCACCGGCTGCGTACAACTGAACGATCTTCCCGTGCAGTGCGCAGAGTTGTGCAAGTGAAGATAGGGAACCCTCAGTTAGAAGTTTGTTGGCGATCAAGATAGGTGCAAGACGTAACCACTCAACCGTTGCGTGCGAGTTAGGCAACCACAACGGCGGTGGAGGAATCTGCAAGATAGGTTCTTCCTCTATCTCTACGATAGAAACTCTATCGGCTCGGTCGGTGCCGGCCAAAAGCTTCAGATGGGGCGGTGTTGGTCGGCTCATGAACGTTACCTTATAACAAATCCCGTTTAGTGGAACACTGACTGCGCGATAAAAGAGTTTGGGCGCGGTCTAGAAAGAATTCGTTCCAGACTTTCAACCCTCCCCACCCTATCCAATCGATAGAAACGAGAATGAATCTCAAGTCGGAACGAATTCCTTCAACATCGTTACGTTATACCGCATCGTTACTTATGGGTCTACCGAACCCACCATCCTCGGTCGCAGTCTTGACGCCATGGTGGTGTGCACATAGGGATTGCCAGTTGGTGTTGTCCCAGAACAGATCCATGTCACCCTTGTGCGGCACGATGTGGTCGACGTCCGTTGCAACCACTGTGCGCCCATCCCGTTCGCAATGCACACAGAGCGGGTGTGAGCGCAACCACCCGGCGCGTGCCTTCTGCCAACGGTACGTGTAGCCACGCTCGTTGGCAGTCTCCCTTGGCATGTGTTGCGGTACATCATCCTTGGGCCTGGCCATGCGCTTAGGGCGGACTGGCATCAGACCGGATTCCCGTCCATGTCGACCAGTGGTAGCGCGTCGGGGTCAGCGTCTTCAGCCATCGCGTTCATGAAGGCCAGGAAGTTGTCGTTGAGTTCCGTCAGCAGCTGGTTGGTCTGGCGTTGTTCTTGTATCAGTTCCATCAGTAATGATTCCACGGGCTCTCTCCAATGCTTGTTTCATGTACTTGGCGAACCAAGCTCTACGTCGTTCACAGCTCGGGCAACTCATGGCGTGTTGGCCACGTTGCTCGCTCCCGCTCCAATCAACGATCCGATCATGTCAGCTACTCCAGTTTCAAGGTTACAGGTGGATTTGGTCGCCAGCTCCACACGTAACACACATACCCCAAACGTGAAACGTATGTGTGTATTCACTCCAGCATCTTTTATTAATTTAAATAAGAACCTGTAACCTTTCGAGCTGCAGCCCTTTATTTACAAGGCTTCCAGCCGGTTACAGGTTCAGACGTTTTCTGTAACCAACCTGTCACCTGTAACCGTTCTATCTAGGTGATAGCGCAACGTATCTCTATTCATAGTTCCAAGCGACCAAACGCGATGCGTTTTACCGTTCCACTTGATAGGCGGGTTCGAGCTGTAACCCATACTCGCCAGCACATGGTGTAACCTCGAACTGCGCGGCAGGTCCACACCTTCAGAGATACAGACAGCCTTCATAGCGTTCGACAGGCACGCCGAGGACACCACGTGGCTACCGATGCCTGGGCGCCCTTCTTCTATCAGTTGGCGTGCAATGGCCATGTCTTCGTCCTCACCACTCGCACGCATAGCGGCCTTTTCGGGGGTGTCTGGGGCATCGCCGTTAGGGTCAAACCAGTCAGGGACCGGGAGTTCCAACAGCCACTTCCTGAGCTCACCTGCACGGTTGTGCACGGCGTACCAGATCACGTCGAACATGCTCTTGAGGGAAGTGACCCCGTTAGCGTCCACCACGTCCTGCTTGCGGGTGTAGGGGCTGAAGATCACCCACCAGCGCCGGTCATTGTCTTCGAGTGGTATGGCGTCGTTGTGGTTGGTGTAGCAGATGAAATTGCTGATGTTGATGATGGGTAGCTGACCCTTGCCTTTACGGTTGATCGTGACGTTGTTGTTCGTGACGTTCTCTTTGATCGCGTTGGCGATCGCATAGCGGCTCTTCCCGGTCATCATCATTTCTTCCATACCGATAACGCACGACCCGTGCGCCCAGTCGGTGAACCCGCCGCTGTTCATTACGATCGACGGGCCGGCTGTCGATACATTGCGTTTCCCCATGGCAGCGGCCATGACGCTCGACAGCAGCGATTTGCCGTCGCCTGGTATGCCCTTCAGGATCGGCGCAAAGCGCACCTTGACGCCCGGGTTCTGAACGTTGAAGGCCATCCACGCCAACAGGCCGCCGTATACCTCAGGGCGACCACTGCAGAAGCATTCAAGGTGTTTGGCGAAGGCATGGATGCCGGCGATCCCTTCAGGGGTATAGGACGTAGCAACGGGCGGCACGCTCGATGGGCTGTACAAATTGGCGTAATACCGACCGTCGTTCATGAACGTCTCGCCTTCGGTGGGTAAGTACATCGCGTCGTGCACCGTACGCATGTTCCATCGCTCAAGGCACCACTTGGCAGCGTCTTCCTTGTCGCCGCTCGCCTTCGGTGGCATAGCGCGGTTGTACTTGGCCTGGAATGCCGTACGGGTCAGCTCAGTGGCCGTGTGCGTATGAAAGAAGATGTCGCCGCGCTCAACATAGACGTACTCGGTCGCGAACTGCGGTATTGAGTTGCTTTCTGGGGTATCCGATTCAACCTTCTGCATGCTGACCATCTTGCGACACTGGCCAATGGTCGCCGGGATCTGGAACACGCCCAACCGTTCCTTGATCAGCAGCGCCAGTCGTTCACGGTCCAACATTTCAATGGTGCGGTCAGCAGCGATAGCCGGTATGACCGTATTGCGCAGATCCAGCTCTTCAGCGTTGACCACACGGCTGATCCAGTCTTCCATGGCGACCATTTGTTCGGCCGTTACGGTGACGTCCAGCTTCTGAACTTTCTCTTCGTCAACCAACACCCGACTGACCGAGGCGCATGCCCTGGCGATCGTCAATTCGCGCAGATACGTTTCGTGGTTGCGCTTGTCCCACTTATCGCGCTTGAGGGCCGACTGCAGCATCAGCCGTTCAATACGGTCAGCATCACACCCGGTCCAGAACGCCAACTGCATGGCCAAGGCCCCGTCGGCCTCAGATTCGCCGAACTCCTTGCCGTCATCGCTCGGTGGGAACGACTTGGCCAGCACCGGCACGTTGCGGTTCCACAGATCGGCAAATGACGCCTTATAACCCAACTTGCTGGCAACCGACCCCGATGCCATAGCGCGCCGCAACAACTCGCCGTCATCGACAGGACCGCGCCACTCAGGCCGTGGACCGCTACCGTGGACCGCTTCGGCGTGTGGCGGGAACCAATGGCCGCATATCACCTGTACGGCGTTGGTATGGTCGGTGTCAGCGCACCCCGTGGCCATCCCGGTCAACCCGAACGCGATGCCCCGCCCTTCGGTGTAGAACTCAAGGTTGGCGGCCTTGTACGTGCAACTGTGGGGCGGCGCAGTACCGCGGCCAATGAAGTGCAGGCCACGGGCCGAGCTGGACCACTCACACAGCGCGCCAGGTAGCGCACGCATGGCGTAATCAGCCTCGGCACTCAACTCGCCCGTGGTGGTGTTCAGGCAGCCGTCCAGATCGAAGAACCAATAGCCGCTGTCGGCGGTCAGATAGAACCCCAGCGCGTATTGAACGCCGTTGCCGCGCAGGTTCTCGATAATTGCCACGGCTTCGCTGTACGTGCGCCAATTAGCCGGATCGCGGGCTTCCATGATGTATTCGGAGCCGTCGGGGTAACAGGGGGTCTTGAGGAACTTGTTTTTCGGGGCGGACCACACCAGACGCCACACGAAAAATTGGGGAATAGCGAGCATCCCGCCCAGCGCTTGGGCAAGCGTAACTTCGGTCATTGAAGCACCTGTAATTAGGATCGTTGGCCCGTCTAGTAGATCATAAATAACAACCCCGCACTACGGCGGGGTTTCGACCAATCCAAGCAACACCAATACGGTCAGCATTGCAGAGCTTTGACCAATAGCTTGGCGATCCGCCCAGGTTCGCGGATCGAGTCTTCGTCGCGCAATACCTCGATTATTGTGTCATACACCTGCCCACTCTTCAGCCGCTCGATTTCCGCAGCCTGTTGGGCGATTGTCTCGCGCCGTTCGAAGTCTAGATTGATCGCCCGGTTAAGCTTCGATTCAAGCTGTGCGATTGTGGCTTGCAGTTCGGCGAGTTCTGGCGGGGCGGTGAATAGAGGCTGAAAGTCTTTTACGCGACCATCATCGAACAAAAACTGTGCAGGCTTTTCGGGGTCAATTTCAGACCTCCAATTCTCTGGGCCAGACGCTGTTACGCACCCGGCGAACCGGAACGAATAGGCGAAAGGCTGGCGCTCGACGGCAGGGGCGGCGATCCCATTGCATGCGGTGCAAGTATGCCCAGCGCCGTCGTATTCGATTCCTGTGCCGTTACAGGTCTTGCACACTTCGATTTTACTGCTCATTCGCTTGCTCCCGATTCGATGCTTGGGCGGTAGCCCGTTCGCTTTTGACCTTGCGCTGGCAGTGGTGACAGCTAAGGCCATGGTTCCTGCGGATGCAGTAGACGACCGCGGCGTGGGTCTTGGTGAACAACCGCCCGCACGCGCAGCGCACCTGGCAGTTACGGTTGTGCTCGCTGCACACGATCGAGCCCTTATGCACGACACCGACCACATTGACGGTCATGCTGCCACCATCCCACGTACGGCCTTGTGGTCCAGGGTGTGCGTCACCACCCGGTGTTGCCCGTGGATCATCAACGACACTTGCTTGTCGTCACGGGCCACCACGTTGATGTTCAGTTTATGGCACGCTTCCAGCGCTGCGGCCAACGCGATCAATGCGTCAGCCTGTTCGGTCGATAGGGTCATTACTCGCTCCAATGAACAAGGCCACAGCGGTTGCAGGTGCCATGTTGGAAATCGTGGTTCACGCAGACGGCTTTTATTTCGTTCGGCGCAAGCGATGGATCTTCGACTACTTTGAAGCCTGCGAAAGTGATGCCGTAATTTCCGTTAAGAAGCGTTTTAAGCCGAAGCACTTCAGCGCGCAATTCGTTCTCGGTTTCGAGCGCTTCGCCGCTCACTACAGCCAATCGCAGCGGGGTGTCGGTCAAATCGGCCAGCACTTGCCCAAACGCGTCAATGGCGTTCGATACGTCGGTTTCATTGCAGTCGTTGGCGGCCAGTCGAAGTATGGCGCAACGCAGGGCTCTATGATTCGCTTGATGGCTCATTTATTCCTCACAATCGTTAATTATGATCGGGGCTATGGGCTAAAGAAACCCGGCCGAAGCCGGGATGCACCGCCAACCCCTTTAGGTACGCGCGAACTATCGCACGACTTCCAACGATGCGCAAGCGGTTACGATCGCCCGGCACTGTGCATTGATCAGGTCTTGCGGGTTCGGCTCGCTCATTTGGACCCATGCAGCCCCGCCACGCTGGCTACGGGCTTTGGTGCCGTAGTAGTCGACCTCAAGACGCAGGCTCGCGTCCTGCAGCAACTGCATAGCCTGGTGAATGTTGGTCAACGGGTGCCAGTGCACGTAACGCACGTCAAGACCCTTTACCGCCATCACCCATTGCGCGCCGTTTTTCTCCTTCAGGTGCACACGGTAACCGCACGCTCGCAGCGCCTTACAGGTCAGGTCGATGTCGTCGTTATACCGATCGATGACCGCACGCGCAGTTTCATTCGCCATCTTCTTTGTCCTCACGAAGCGCCTGCAGTTTACCTTCGCGTTCAAGACGACGAAGCACTTTAGGGCATGGTTTATATTCGTGCCGTGGCACCGGCAATACGTCTGGAAACTCGCCATCGTGGACGGCCTTCAGCAGCAGTGTGACCAACTCCCGCCAGTCGTCCACGTGGTAGCGTGCTTGCAGTGCCGCAAGGTGTGCCTGAGTGGCTGGCATGGCCGGCAGCGTGAGGTTCTTCACCCCTTTCGCCTTGTCCTTTGCCAGCTTCTCAGCCTTCTTAACTTGGTTCGATTTCATAGGTCTTCTTGAACGCCAGGGTTGAACCGTCTTTGAAGTGGAACACCACGCGTTCAGGGTTCGAACAGTCGCGGCGCACCATTGTCGCAACGGCCTTACGGTACGGGTCCGGCGCGTAGCGGGCCATATCGGCATCGGTAACGGCTAGCACGGCAGCAGCTCAGTGCGCAGGATGGTCACGCTGCGATCGGCGGTGAAGGTCAGTTTGGCCTGCCCGCGCGATATGCCGCTGATATGGACCGACCATGTGCGATCGACGCTGGTGACGGTCTGCCCGAGCCGTACGTTGCCGGTCGTGTCGTCAATGGTGACGTCCACGTTAGCGCGGTTAACCCGCTCCAGTGTCAGCATGGACTCACCCACCTTGACCGATTGCCCAGCCTTGCGCGTCAATATCAAGTTACTCATGGCCCACCTCACATACGTACAGGGTTGTTGGTTTGCTGCTGTTCAGACCTTCGGCCACCGCGGCGCACAGTTCCGGCCCGTCGGCGGTGAAGAACGCTGCCAGGTTGTCGGGCTCAGCGCCCGGTGCCGTAGCAATCAAGATTGCGGTAATTATCGCGTACATTCGCGGAACTCCACTGGGCAGTACTGGCCGTGATCGCCAAGCATGAGAAAGCATTCAGCTTTAGGCGCGTAACGGGACGGATACCAAAGAACGAGGCCGTCCATGACAAGGGGTGTCTCGACCCATTTCATGGCTACACCGACCTTGCCGCTTCGCGGTTCAGACGTTCGCATTCTTCAGCGCTCGGCTGCGGCGCGCGACTGTCTTCCCAGCTGCGGCGCGATTCACCGCGAATGAAGTTGGAGAACTTGCGGCGAATCAGGCGTTGCGTATGGTTCTGGCCGGTGGCGGTTTCGTAGACAGAACCGGCGATATGCAGCAGGAAAGTTTTCATTGCGGGTGACTCCTTGGGCGGTTTGCTTCCTGGGAATCACTATAATCGTTAATTATGATTTGTGCAAATAAAAAGGGCCGCTTATTGGGCGGCCCTTGGCAACGCTTGTCCGATCAAGCGTTATGCTGCTTCTGCTGACAATGCCTTATAGACGTAGCGCTCGTACCGTTTCATCACCCGGCGCACGCGGTCCTCCATTTCAATGCGTTTGTCCTCGGGCAACACCTTGGTGTACACAGCGATGTCGTGGCAAAAGGCGCCCGTCAGCTTGTTCTCGTTGGCGATCGATACGCCCTTGAGTTCGGGTAGACGTTCGGGACCATTGGCGACGGCTACCGGCAAGGCACCGATAGCCTGGCGCAAGGCGTACATGCTTTTGAACGATTTGACGTCAAGGCCGAGTTTCAAACCCTTGCGGGCGCGGGATACGTAGACCTGAACGATTTCTGGGGCTGGATTCCCGGTTGTGCCGGCCTTAGGTCGCCCCTTGGTCTGACTCCAACCTTTATCCGCGTAGGCTTGCGCTACTTCTTCGTTCAATTCGTCTTCGGTGTTGATGTCTTTCTCACGCATGACATCAAAGAACCGACCCGATATGGTTTCAACCACTTCATACGAAGTTGCAAGGTCGGTAAATACTGCTGCAAAAGTGTCCATTATTAGCTACCTCAAGGTTTTAGTTTGGGTAGCGTCCGTGCCCGTGAAGCGCCGTCGTTATCATGTCTGTGCGGCACTTATAGGTATAGATCGTTAATTATGATTTGTCAAGCCGATAGAGCGGTCTTCCACGCTTCGACCACGTGGGCAGCTTCCTTACGCATCGCTGCAGGCGCCTTGCGAGCGTGAACATCGCCCAACGCCAGACCTTGGGCCAGGATCGTCAGGTTGCCCCGCTCGATCCCCGCGAACAGAACGGCTTGGCGCAACGAATGGCGTTGACCGAAATAACGGCTAACCAGACCATCGGTGATATCGCCGTCCATTGCGTCGACGATCATTAGCCGGTTGATCTTGTTATAGCCGTGTTTCTCGGCCAGGGTGATCGCCACGCGCAGGAGTTGTTCCTTGCGTTCAGCGGGCGCCATTCGTGTTTTAGCCATCGGTAAAGCCTCATTAATTACGGTTACGGCGGATCGTACGTTAGTTATGGTTGGGTGTCCAGTTTGTTACTGTGTATCGTTTTCTACGCGTTCCTGTTCGCGCGCACGGTCTTCAAGCTGGGCTTTTACCGTTTCCACTTCGTCTTCTTTACGCTCCCACTCGTCGACTTCAATGCAATCTCGCACTTCGTCTTGAACGAGCCGGTTTAGATAGGACGGGCTCAAGGCGTCAAGCTCCCAACTAGAGCCACCGTAAAGTGCGCGGTAACTGGCGAACCTGGAATCGGTGGTCTTGGCCGGATTTTCAGGCGGCTTCAATTCCTCGATCTGATCCATGTTCAAGGCGATTCGCTTTACGTTGTATTCGTCAACTTGCCCGTAAGTGAAGATCGACATGCGGTCGATGATATCTCGCGTCATGTCGATACCGCTCGGGTCGTGATCCCCCAGGTGAAGTATCGTTATTTCCTGACCATTTGCTTCGGCTGGCAACAAATGCTGCTGCGCAAATTCACGCAATACGGTGCCTGACGGATAGCCACGCGCTGCCAGGATAGGGACGTCGAGTTCATAGCAGGTCGATTGAAGAACGCCCAACAGCGCCTCCTTCTCGATAATGCAGAACACGCGTTGTGGCTGGTTTTCCCACATGTCGACGCGATAACCGCGCGCGGCGCCCCGGATGATTTCACCACCGCTAGACCAGTGCGAACCTGTGACGAATGCGCGCGTACGATCCTCGATAGCGTCCCAATCGATCAAACCGGCCATCTTTGCGTCATTGATGGTTGATGCCGTGCGCTTGTAAGATTGCAGCGTATTTTCGATAACGTCTCGCGCTACCAGTTGATAGTAGAGCTGGCGCACTGTCAGCACGTAACCTTGGCTTTGGTATTCGCGAATAATGATGTTCATGTACTGAATCAGCAGTTCGCTTTTACGGTTGAACGTCTTTTCTACGTAGCATTCGCGGCTCATTTCAATTGATCCTTGAGTATTTTGTAAGTGTTTGGGTGCATGTGCGCGACACCGCCGACCATCAGCAGACCGCGCACCATTGTGATTTTGAACCGTCGATTACGCTGCCACATGACGCGGTGCGCCCACTTCCGTTCCTGACGGTGACCTTCGATGAACTCGGGCACGAACAGCGATTCGACGACCCTCATGGCAGGAAGCTCCCCGGACCTGTCGCGAACGCCGCGTCACATCCGTCTGATAGTCCAAGTTGAAGCCAGCGCAATTGCGCTTCTTCGTGTTCGTCGCCCGTGTAGATCCAACCGGGTTCCTTCATTTCGCGCAGTACGGCCTGACCGATCAGCAACCCTTGCGGCGGCACCATCGCAGGCGTGATCACACGGCGGCGCCAACCCACCAGATCGGACGACTTCAGCCGCTTGTTGCGCTGCTTCGATTCATTGGCCAGGCCGTACCGTACGAACCCGCCCGCTTCGTCCTTGAAGGCGCCAACGTTATTGCGGAACAGCCGGCACTGGAACTTCGGTGCCTCAAGCATCACCTGCGATTGCGCGTACGCCTCACTATGCCCCGCGCCTGGATCCTTGGCGTCACCGGTCGACCCTTCCAGGCCCATGCGCCGTTCCAACTCAACCGCGACGTGGAAGGGCAGACCGTACTCATAGAACACTTCCCGGATCAGGCTCATAGCGGTACGACCTTGCCGGGTATGCTGCTCGGGTGTTTGGCTACGGTGATCCAACCATAACGATCGTCGTGACAGTAGACCCAATCGCCCACCTTCAGCCAGCCGCGCCACGATCCGTTCTGGTTGAACCATTCATGGGTCGCGCCGGCTGGCTTGATACCTTTGAACAGGCTCACAGTGGGCGTTCCCATTCAACCGTCACCCCGTCACCGTCCACGAAGCACCGGATTGATGTGTAATCACCGTCAGCCTCAAGTATTGCCGGTGCAAGGATCGTCATCAGTTGAGAGCTGGTGAACGTGCAGCTACCACGCTCAACGCGAGTTACGGCGTACTTTGGTGTATCAGACGTTAGGGAACTAAATGGATTATCGACAGATGCTGTCGGCACAACATCAGCCGCTTCAACCGGATCGGCACCGACCGGCAATTGAATACCGAACCGGTCAGTCGGCAGCGATGGCGCGCAAGGTCCACGGGTGACCCAAAACGGCGAACCAGAACCATCGAGCCTATCGAACGCTTCCACCGGTTGGCTGTTGTGCTTACCGCGCGGCATTTCGATACGGCCGGTGGCGGTGAACGACGGTTGAAACGTGTGGACCCTTGCCACGCCGCGATAGTCGATGCTCGCCCACTGCCAGTTACTACCGAAATTGTTGAAGATCGCTTCGGGGATGGTGGCGGGTGCTGGCGGCATTGGTGCAGGGGGTGGCGGTGCGTCAGCATGCGGCGGCGCAGGTTTCGGGTTTAGATGTGCCGCACAAGTAGCAGCATGCATACCAAATGAATCGGGGAAACACGTGCAGACAGTAGCCATAATAAATTACTCGTTAGGGTTGGGTGGCCGATTCTAAATCGTTAATTACGATTCCGGCAAGCTTTACTTTGATTCGTTCGGTCAATTCCTCGGCGTCCTGCCGCCCGAGTGCGAACGCCCCGAGCATGTCGATGTTGAACTCATAGAAGAACCGACGAACGATCTTGCCTTGCGACTCGCCACGGTGCAGGCCAGCCCACCACCCGACGTAATGTCGCAACAGCTTCTGCGCCTGGCTACGGGCACGGCCGACGTTCTGCTTTGACGCCACTATCATGGGCGATGCGCCTGCCGGTATGGGTTCCCATGCGTTAGCGGCCTTTGTCGCATCGGCAAGCATCTTGGCCCGTGTCTCGGGTGACAGTTCGAAGATGTCGCCGCCAACTAAGTTCGGCCCGTTGCGGTTGGCAGGGTCCGGCATGGGCTTCGGTGCGCCGCAGTACGGGCAACGGTCTTCGATAATTTCGTACGGGTTTTCGCAGTCGGGGCAACTGATCATCGGGATAGCGTCGGATGGCCCACCACGCTTCGCCCGTCGATCCAGGCTGAACAGCTTCGGCTTGTCAGGCAGCCCGTGACGAAGGGTGTTGCCAACATGGTCGAAGATCATGGCGTACGGCTTCGGGCTTTCGGCAATCAACTGTTTGCGCTGGAACGGCGGGTAGGTGTCCCACGCGTTCATCAGGAAGCGGCTAATCATCAGGCGCAACGCACGGTTGAACTGTTGCACGAACAATGGCCACGATGCTGTCGGGCGGCCCATGCTGACGCACTCGATAGCCGGCAGGTCGAAGCCTTCGCCGAACAGGTCGACGTTGACCAGCTGCCACAGCTTGCGCGCGCTGAAGTCCTTCAACAGCCGGTTGCGTTCAGCCTCGGGCGTCTTGGCACTGATCACCGCAGCCGGCACGCCGTGTAGGTTGAACGCCGTGCAGATCTTGTTGGCTTCGCTCACGTCGACGGCGAACGTCACCCCGAGCTTACCCATGGCGTGTTTCATGTATGTCGATACGATGTCGCCGACGATCGCGGTTGACTTGGCCATGGCCTTGGCGAGCTGCGCCTGATTGAAGTCACCTTCTTTGTTCAGGTCGATGCCGTTCAGGTCCAGGTCTTTGGCCGTCGGGCACCATATCCGATAGTCCGTCAGATAGCCGTTGTCGATCCCCCAACGCTGGTCCGGCCCTTCTATCAATACGTCCGCAATACCGTCCGCGTGACTACCGAGCCCCATCCCGTCAGCCCGTGCCGGTGTGGCCGTGGGCAGCAGCGCCTTCAGTTCGGGATGACTGAACATATGGTAGGCCTTTCCCCACTTGTTCAGCTTCAGGAAATGGTGCGCTTCGTCGCCGATGAACCGCGTTGACCTGCGGAACACATCTTCCAATGGGTTCATCTTGTACAGGGTGTCAACGCTGGCCGCATGCCAACCACTGTGCGGATCAACGAACTGTTTACCGAACTCTTCCAAGTGGTTGTTGCGTGCCTGGCGTTTGGTCGCCTCACTGCCAATGATCCGGTGGCGGATACCTTCCCGTGCGAGCTGCTGACTGATCTGCGTGACCAGTACGCCACGGTGCGCGGTGACCACGCCCCAGCCGTCATGCTCTTCGCAGATACGTCCTATGATTGGGGTCTTGCCCATGCCGCAGGCCAGCCGGTACATGACAGCTTTAGCGCCACCATCCCATGCGGCATAGGTGTCACCGATGCCCTTCTGTTGATAGCCGCGCAGTATCGTCATCGACGGGCACTCACTATCCGGTGAATCTCGGTCGCTTGGCAGCAGTGCCCGACTTGACCGAACGTATCGGCGAACCCGTTGAAGAATTCGACAACATCAAACAGTTGTGGGTTTTCCTCGAAATAGGTGTCCCACAGATAGCTATACAGCCAGCGCGTGTATTCCCCGTTGACTGGCTTCAGGCCTTTGGCTTCGCGCCACGATAGACCCGTGCGGCCATCTGCGAAAATCTTGGCGCCTTGGTAGAGATTCTCTATCGTGTCGCCATGTTTGTTGACGCGCGCATAGAACGCGCTGAACCGCTTATCACCCTTGCTTGAACATTCCAGATACGGCGGTTCGCCATGCCTAACCATCCTATCTACCCCTTTCGAAAAGAATTGTTTGCACGTTTCGTAAATTATGATTAGCATCGCTCCCCGTTGCAACCACTAATCCACAGAGAACCACAAATGAAACTGACCATCGACCTGCACCAATCGCCCATCGCTCTGCGCAAGGAACTGGACGACGCTGTACGCTTCGCCCTGGGCACCACCTTCTATATCGAAGAGTCCGACGGCGAACCAGCATTCACCCCTGCAGAACTGGCCAACCCGGCTGTCAACGTCCCAAACGGTCTGCCAGCGCTACCACTGCCCAATGCAGCTTCTGCCTTGGCACCTTTGACCCCGAACACTTCTGGTGCAACTGCCGCGCCCGCAGCGTCTGGCGTCGAACTCGATAGCGCCGGTCTGCCGTACGACGTGCGCATTCACAGCGCCGGCAAGTCGAAGATCGCCAACGGCACTTGGAAGCTCAAGAAGGGTGTCGACAAGGCGCTGGTCGATCAGATCAACGCTCAGAACAAATCCTTGATCGGCCAACCGTTGCCAACAACTACACCTGGCGCAGCTGCGTTGCCGACCCTTCCAACCTTGCCGGTAGGTGCTGCAGCACTACCCGACCTGCCGCCTGTGTTGCCGGTACCTGAAGCTGAAATCACCGTGACCGACTACCCATCGTTCGCACAGTTCGTTGCCCAGTGCGCCGTCAAGTTCAGCCAGAAGGCGACCGACGAACTCAACCGCGGCCTGACCCATTACGGCCTGGTTGATCCGGCGACCGGCACACCACAGTTGTCGCTGATGGCCCACCGTCCAGACGTGGTCGAGCCGTTCTATAAGTGGTTCAAGCTGACGCTTGGGGCGTAACCATGTACGCAATCCGCCCATCTGCTGCGTGGATTTGGGGGACCGGTGGTTGCCACGGGTACGCGCAGATGTCCGCGCTGTACCCGGAAGTGCCTGGCCTTGTGAACGATACAGTCCGCGAAGAAGGTACGGCGGGGCACTGGGTCGCGCACAAGATTGGGCAAGGTTATATTGTAACGGAAGGCGTTGTGGCACCGAACGGCGTTGAAGTTGACGACGAAATGCTTGACGGTGCGCAGCTCTATCTCAACGACCTGCGCGAACGGTCGGCGGGGCATCCGGTTTATATGGAAATGACCTTGCTGGCCCGACACATCCATGAGCAGTGTGGTGGCACACCCGACGCGTGGTCATGGAACCCGGTTACACGCACGCTGACGGTGTGGGATTACAAGTACGGCTACCGGTACGTGGACGCTTTCGAGAACCCACAACTGACAATCTATGTGTCGGCCGTGCTGGACTTCCTTCACCAAACCGGCGTCATCGTTTTGGACGGTCACAGTGAACAAGACATCACGGTTGATATTGTTATCGTCCAGCCGCGCAGCTTCAGCGCCGGGGTGGTTCGCAACTGGAAGATCAAAGCTGCGATGCTTCGTCCGATCTGGAATAACCTGCGTGCCGCCGCTATGGCTGTCGTTGGTCCTGATCCGCAGCTTCGGGCGGGTGATCACTGCAACAACTGCTCGGCACGACACGCATGCCCAGCCGCGCAACGTGCAAGTCTGGTGGCGTTGGATATCTCGGCGCGTTCTGTTCCACACGACCTTACACCGGAAGCTGCGGGCGATGCATTGCGCCGACTGAAGGCTGCACAACAAGCACTGAAGACGATGATCACGGGTCTTGAACAACAGGTCATGTACTCGATAAACAACGGTCATCAAAACCCGCATTGGAGTATGGGTTACGGCAACAGCAAGACGGTCTATGTCGAAGATGGCGAACAGCAGATCCTCGCCCTGGCCGACATCATGCAGGTCGACATTGCTAAACCTCGGCGCGCTAAAACGCCGTTGCAAGTGCTGGACATCATGGACCCTGTTCTAGTCAAACGTTTCATTACCACGCGGCCAGGTGGTCGCAAGCTGATCCCCTTTACTGAACGTTCACTTAAAAAGGCACTATCGCAATGACAACAGCATTTACTTCACCAGTTGGTCGGTTCGTTCAAGGTTCGTTGTTCGAATTGCAAACCAAAAATCAGGACGGTTCGCCGATCCTTACAAAAACCGGACCCAACGCTGGGCAACCGTCGTCACGCTCGTACTTTGCAGTCGCGTACAGAAAGGACGATCCACTGTTCGCACCGTTCTACGCACAGATGGTGGCCGAAGCCCGCGCGTCATTCCCCAACTTCTTCGACGCTGCCGGTAACTGCACACACCCTAAGTTTGCGTGGAAGCTGACCGACGGTGACGGCATCGACGACAACGGCAAGAAGAACAGCGAAAAGGAAGGTTTTGCGGGCCACTGGGTGTTGAAGTTCGGCGGATCGTTCCTGCCGCGCGTCTTCTACATCGGCCGCGCGCGCCCTGAAGATCAAGTTAAAGACGCCAACCTTTGCCCCCGTGGCTATTACATCCGCGTCATCGGCAGCATGAAAGGGAACGCGCCGAGCAATAAACCTGGCCTGTACTTGAACCCGGACATTGTTGAAGTGTGCGGTACCGGTGACATCATCACCAGCGGCCCGGATGCGGCCGAACTGCTCGCACAAGCCCCAGCCGTAGTGCTACCAGCAGGCGCAGGTGCGTTGCCAGGCCTTCCAGCTGCCGGTGCTGCACCTTCGTTGCCGGGTATGCCTGCCGCATTGCCAACACCGATGGCTTTACCCGGGTCGGCCGGCGCATTGCCGGGTATGCCTGCCGTAGCTGTCGCGCTTCCTGCTGCACTGCCCGCGGTGGCCGTTGCACCCGCCGCGTTGCCAGGTCTGCCAGTACTGCCGAACCACGCCGTGGTTGCTGCCGTACTGGCCGCACCGGTTTATCAGATGTCGGCCGAAGCGACCGCAGCCGGCTACACCCGCGAAGCACTGAACGCACAGGGTCACACTGACGAAGTGCTGCTTGCCAACGGGTACATGGTCAAGGTTGGCTAACGTTACACTGTAACAATACGGGCCGCTCGCATTGGGCGGCCTTTTACTTTGAGGGCTGATCCATGTTCTGGAAGATCATCGCGTATATCTGTTCTCGCCCAATCGTAGCCGAATGGCTGATCACGCGATCGCAGCGAACCCCGTACACACACATCACAAGCGCCGACGGTAATGACATTTACATGGGTCGCTGGTGGCTGTTCAATCCGTACCCGACAGGGTCGAGCGGCGACAGACCGAAGTGGCAGTTCCCTATCAGCATTCGCATCCACCACATCATGCGACCAGATCACGACCGCGACTTGCACGATCACCCATGGAACGCCAGAACCATCATCATTCGCGGCTACTATGATGAACAGCGTTTGAACGGCTGTTTCTTGCGTAAACCCGGCGACACTGCGCGTTTGTCGTTCGGCGAATACCACAGGATCTTTGCTGTCAGCCCCGGCGGGGTGTGGACGATCTTTATAACGGGCAAGTATCGTGGTACATGGGGCTTCCTTGTTGATGGCGTCAAGGTCAAATGGCGTACGTACCTGGGGCTTGATAAATGATCGCACTGCCAGGCCAATACGTCGCACCGCCGATTGAAAAGACAGCGTTCGATATCTCGCAGTGGGTTGAGTGCGACACGGAATGTGCGCGCAACTATTGGCTGTGCAAGTTCTACCCGCCAACCGGCCCCATGGTTGAGTTTGCCCAATGGCCTGGCAAACCACTCGATGTTGCGGGCCTGCGCGCCTACATCGACAGCGTGCCGGGTCTGATCATGTTCAACGGTGTCGGCTATGACAACCCGATGATCGCTGCGGCGCTGACGGGCCTGGACTGCCAGACGTTGAAGAACCTCAACGACGCCATCATCCCCGGTGGCGGCAAGCGCGGTGTGTCGTGGTGGGACTTCTACCGCAACTTCCAGATACCAGAACCGAACTGGGACATGATCGACATCATGGAAGTCGCGCCAGGGGTCAAGATCAGCCTTAAAATCTATATGGCCCGCATGCACTCGGCGACGATCCAAGACCTCCCATTTGATCACGCTGCCGAGTTGCCGTTTGAACTGCGTCCGGTTGTTTCGACCTACTGCGGGAACGACTTGCGCGGTACACGTGAACTCAAAATGACCGTGATGGATCGCCTGCGCCTGCGCCACGAAGTAGGGCAGCAATACGGCATTCAGGTTATGTCGAAGTCCGATGCGCAGATTGCCGAAGCGGTGTTCAAGGCCAAGCTACCGTTCGCCCCGCAGAAGACCTGGCTGCCGCACGGCCACTCGTTCAAGTATGAAGCGCCACAGTGGCTATCGTTCGTATCGGCCGAGCTGCAGGACCTGTTGGCGATGGTTCAGCGCGTTGACTTTGTGGTGCGCAACCCCGACGAACTGAAGGTCAGCGAAGACGAAAAGGTCTACGACCTTGACGGGAAGGAAATCAAGTCGGGCATCCAGTTCAGCGATGAAATCAAGGGCCGTGACATCAAGATTGGAAAGTCCCTGTACCGGATCGGAATTGGCGGCCTGCACAGTAAGGAAAAGAAGGCGCACTTTAAATCCGTGCCAGGCAAGTGGACGATAACGGACCACGACGTAAACAGCTACTACCCGACGCTGATGCTGCTGATGGGGATGTATCCAGCCGGCACCGGGCCTGCGTTCCTTGAAGTGTTCCGCGAAATCTATGACACCCGCCTGCACGCCAAGCACATGCAACAGGAATGCGAAGCGTCCGGCGACAAGGTGCAGGCCAAGTACTGGAAGACGATCAGTGACGGCCTAAAGATCGTACTCAACGGCACCTATGGCAAGCTGGGCAGCCGGTACAGCTTCCTGTTCGCGCCCGAGCTGATGATTCGCACGACCCTAAGTGGTCAGCTGGCGTTGCTGATGCTTATCGAAATGTTCGAACTCAACGGCATACGGGTCGTGTCGGCCAACACTGACGGTATCGTGGTGATCACGCCTGCTGGCTTGGAGTTCATGCGCGATTCAACAATTGATTGGTGGCACAAGAAGACCGGCCTTGAAACCGAGGCGACCGAATACACCGCGATCTATAACGCCAACGTCAACAACTACATCGCGTTCAAGCCTGACGGCTCGCACAAGGCGAAGGGGTGGTACGGCGAAAGCGGTGTGGTCCCGAAGGCCAGCCCATCCGGTAAGTCACCTGGCAAAGACATCTGCAACGATGCGGTCATTGCGTACCTACGCGACGGCACGCCCATCGAACAAACGATCATGGGTTGCCAGGACATCAAGCGCTTCCTCACGGTGAAGAACGCCAACAACCCGGCAGGTGGTGCAGTTGAGGAACGTACGGGCGTGTGGCTCGGCAAGGCGCTGCGTTGGTACTACGGCAATGGCGTCACTACCGGCCTACGGTACGCGGCTAACGGGAACCTTGTGGCAGGCAGCACCGGGGCGGTTCCGCTGATGGATCTGCCCGATACGTTCCCGACCGATGTCGATTACGGTCTGTATATCCGCGAATCTTTTTCGATGTTGAAGGATTTAGGGCTTGCTTGATCGTTAATTACGATTTACAGTCGTACCTACCGAAACATAATTAACGATTGAGGGTTACGGAATGATCGTCGTATACAAGTATAAGGTCGAAATGATCGAAGCTTTTACCATTGAAGCCCCGCAAGGTACGCAGTTTCTCGACGTGCAAGTGCAGCACGGCGTTGCTCATGTTTGGGCGCGCGTTGACACTACCAAACCGCAGGCGACTTATAAATTCGGCGTGGCCGGCACGGGCCACGAACTGCTTGGCGACCTTCCGTACATGCCGCACGTTGGCAGTTTTCAGCTAGGCTGCGGGTCGCTTGTCTTCCATCTTTTCGGCGGTATCTACGCTGTATAACAAGGAGTCAACCAAATGAAACACCTATTCGCAATCGCCGCCGTACTCGCAATGACTGGCTGTTCGACCATCATGAATGACCGCATGCAAGACGTGTCGGTCATGTCTGAACCGTCCGGTGCGCGCTACACCATCATCGACGAAGACGGCCAGCGCGTGGCTACCGGCGTGACGCCTGCTCATATCAAGCTGGACGCTGCGGCAGGGTTCTTCGACGGTCAGACCTACCAAGTGGCGTACGAGAACGGCCCTACAGTCGAACTCGACTCGCACACGACGGGTTGGTATTGGGTGGGGTTCTGCATCAGCGTGGTGTCAGGCTTCATTGTCGACCCGTTGACCGGCGACATGTTCGCGCTGCCGGGTGAAGTGAGCAACGTGCAATGAGTACCGTTCGCGCACAACTGAAACTGCTGCGCTGCTTAGAGCTTGCAAAACAGGCTTCGCGGGCATCGTGGCAAGGTGAATCGCGTAACCGGAACGCTTACCGCCAGGTGCGCATCGAAGCTATGGAAGACGCACGCTATTGGCGGAAGCAGTTGACCGTTTCTTAAGTTCAGCGCGGCACAGGTTCAACAGCCCGCGCTGTTCATCGATGCCACGTCGCAGGGTGTAATAATCTTGTCGAGCAGTGGCATCAAGTTCGGCGGTTCCGCCACCAGTTCCCCCGGCATTGGCAGTGTTGGGCACGCAGGTTGCTTTGACGCGCAGCCGCTGACGACCAGCAAGCACATCACGCTCGAGACCAGCAGTGACAGCTTCGGCGCCTTTCTTGTATTCAATGAACGTTGCACGGATCACCTCAGTTTCATTAGCTGACTTCTCGAACGCTACGGTCAGTGCCTGCGCTATCTCGGCGTTCTGTTTGTCCCATCGTTGCTGCACCCTATCGCGACCGGCACCGTATGACACCACGGCGACCACACCCATAACCCACAGTACGAACAGTGGCTTCCAGTACAGCCGCAGCCAGGTCACAGCACACCCTGGCCGAAGCGGTAGGATGCGGCCCACTTGTCGTGATGTGGTTTACCCGGGCGCCAGCAGCGCAACGCGTACAGCTTCCAGGCACCTTCGACATCGCCGAGTGCTGGCAGTGGTTGCGAGTCGGTCCACATCAGCAGGCGAGCTAACGCAGCGGCCAACACGTCGTCAACTTGGAACGCCTTCCAGATTTCTTCGCTGTTGAACTCAACGCCCCGTGCGTCGCACACTTCCATGGCCAGGCGAGCGCTAGACTTGTGCAGCATCACACCCTTGATGCCACCGCGTTCGAACTGCCAGTACCCAGCGGCCGGACCATTGCCGTACTGGCGGCGCGTGGCGTACGCATCGGATTCTTGATAGCCGATTGCAGCGTGGATCACCCGTGCGGCTGGCGTGTCCATCTTGGCGGGGAGTAGCGAGAACGCATCTTGTACGGCCTGTTGCGGATAGCTCATATCAGGCACCTCAGTACGATGAACTTGGCGACGTTGCCCCGGTAGCGGAGCAGTCGCGCAAGCATCCACCCGAACACTGCGATAAGCAACACGTGGGCGATTGTCGGCCCCGCCTGGATCACACCAAACAGGATAAGGACGGTCAGCCCCACGTTAGCTGCGGCAATGCCGATGGCACACGCTGAGACGCCCCAGCGCTGCCGTGATTGGTTCTCGTTGTACAGGAAGACGATCAGGAAGGTGGCGAAGTGAATAACGCACTCAACCCAAAGCAGAATGACGTTAAGTTCCATCGCTGTTACCCCGGCTTTTGAAGAACGGAATAAGGTCGATGATGGTCTTGATCCACTGTGGCACTGGGCCATCCTTCTCGACCATGTACCCCAGCGCAGTGAACACGACGGCGACCATTGCGGAAATTGCACCGGCAACAAGCATGGCTTTCTCACTGTAGGGCGGGCCGCCACCGTACCAGAAGATACCGCCGCTATAGCCCATACCCAATGAGAACAGGCTGAGCAGGAATCGTTCCCGAAGAGTCGTTGCCCGCGGGGCCGCCATGAAGAAACAGCACCCTATAGCGGCCCCTGCTGCAGCGAAAGGGTGAACACCCGACATGACGGCACACACCCACCACCACGCCCATACTGTGCATTGTTCCCGCATGGCGTACCCCTATGAGTTTCGGGGATGATAGCACTCAGCTACTCAGGGGGAAAGTTGTCGTCGTCAGCGTACATCCGCACGTCATAGTTGACAGCCTTGACGCTGCAGGTGCGCGTGCCTTGCGGTGACACATCGGTAATCAATGCCGGAAAGCACCACTTGGATTCGTGCCCGAACTGGATGATCGGTGGGGTATCGATCATCCCCGACAGATCCGGCACGAAGTCCAGGGTGGGGATGGTGAACGTGTAGTCGTCAACCCGCGTGGCAACGTACGGTCCCGACGCTGTGCCGTCCTTGCGGCGCACCAATACTTTGTACACACCGGCCACTGACCAATCCAGCGGTTCAGACGATTCGAGCGTGACGGGTGGCCCTGCGGTATAGCCAGTCACTTCAGCGCTTTGGCCGTACCCGGGGGTTGCCACGCCCAGCGCGACGTAATCGAAGTATGCGCTGTTCAGTGCGTCCAGCTCAGTCTTGAACGAGTACTCACGTTGGCGGTACAGGTGCGCACGGCGGCGGCGCATGCCCCAGCGCCAGGCACGGAACCGAACGCCAACACCTTCAAGCTTCAGTTTCTCGACGCGCTCGCCGGCATCACCCGGCAGCCGACACTCGACCGTTTCGTTCTGTTTGGTGGCGTGGTCGTAGTACTCCACATCAACGCCGTCGAAGTCGTCAGGCTGGTCAGGCATCGTGAAATCGTAGGCGAGCGGTTCGAGCATCACTTGAGGGTTGTACACATGGTCGAACGCTGGCCCGCGCGGTTCGTCGCGAACCGGTACGAGCAACCCACGGTCAATCGTCAGTTCGGAGAACCCAGCCTGCAACGCGTCCAGAAGGTTGGACTTGACCGTCTTGGAGTTGTTGACCATGCGATCGTACGTGTCACCGCGGGGCGTCCATTTGGTCGATTCCAGACGGTCAAGCTCCACCAAGTCGATATCGGTTGTGTCGGAATACCCCACGCTGCGGATGATGTGACCGACGGCGGCCGATATCTCCCGGGTGGGTTGCGGGCTTTGCCACGCGCCGCCCCGTAGCACCGGGAGGATCCGTGTACAGGCCAGGTTGATCAGGCTTTCACTCTGCGAAGAGATACGATCCCCGCCGCGAATATCGCACGTCATCACTGTCATGCCGGCGTAACTGGTCGGCGAAGAATAGATCATCAACCCCTTCAGGCGCATCCACATCAGGGTGTCGATGTAGTCCTTTTCCTGATACCCGCCCTGCGACACGAACACTTTCTTTACCCGGCATTCGGGGCGCATCGGATACGGCAGGTCGATACGGTGCGTGAACCCCTTGGCGTCCAAGTCTTTCGCAACGTGCGTGTAGGTCGCCGCGGTCCATGCACCACCAACGGCCATGTCGCGGTACTCGAACACGTGTGGCGACGTCCGATCGATATACTGACCTTGCGAGCCGAGCAGCACCAGGCCGCTAGGGTAGAACACATCCCACTCCACGGACGCGATCAGCTCACCGGCAGGGCACGCAGGGAACGGCCCGCGGTATCCGCCCGACAAGTTAGAACTGTCCAGCAATACTTGTGCCACGTTGGACGATAGGCTATCCCAACCTGGCCATGAGTTATCATCGGTGCCGCCCGACTTGATCCGTTTGACCTGCAGCGCCTGGGCGGAATAGCTCAGCACCCTGAAGCGTAGGCCGCGGTAAGACATGGACATAACGACCGGCCCGGTGACAAGGCCGGTCCCAGGTGTGCCCCCTTCATAGTCCAACTGAAGCGTGGTCGGTGTGGCATCGTGAACCACGTAGAACCCTTGGTTCTGCCCGTTAATCTGGATCGTGTCGCCGACTATGAAGTTGTGTTGGGCGATCGGGCCGTTGATCACGTCGCGACCTCCCGTACCGGTGCCGTCGTCGATCGTGTAATTGTAGGGCGCTGCGACGTTGATCAGTGTCCCAGCCACCCAGTCTGCGGGAAACGTACCAGCGCCTGTCGGTATACCCACCACATCGCCGTTGAAGGTGAACACCGATGCCGTTGCAGCACTGGTCAACGTTGACTCGACTGTCAGTTCCAGCCCGGACGCACCGGTGCTGCTCGATCCTACCTCGGGCGCCGTGTACCAGAAGTAGCGGGCAGGGTCGGCTGACAGATCACCGCCTGGACCGTAGATTGAAAACGTAGCGTCGGGGCCGAGGGTTAGCAGCGGTGTCTCGCCCGTCTTTATGTCTTCGAGGTCGATGCTGTACGACCCCTGCCCGATACCCAAGATCATTTCCGTACGCGGCTCACGCGGGCCTGCAAAGTACGAACGCGGCGGAGCCAGGTAGTCGGGGTAGCGCTGGGGGTTATAACCGAACAGCTCGGGCCGCGTGTCGTTGATCTTGACCTTATTCCCCTTGCTGCTGCCCTGATCCAAGGCTTCGCCGGTATTACCCGAGCTGTTGTTCATGCCTGGAATCTTCGGCATCAACGCCGCCAGCACGGCCTTCGCGCCAAACACCAATGCAAAGGTGATCGAGAACGGGTCAGTGCCTTTCGGTTCCCGGTAAATCTCAACACGATCGGCGGCGCTGAACTCGGTAGTCAACCATTGGCGCGGCAGCAGGCGTTCACCGTTCAGGTAAAGGCTGATCGCAAGCTTGTTCAGGTCGGTACGCTTGCTGATCCCGTGACGGTAAAGCCACGTGGCAATCGTCTGCCGCGAACGGACCTTGTGGGTTTCCTTGCCTTCGTCGGACAGTCGGCTGGCATAGATCTCAATCATGGTCGGTCCCGGTGGAAGGTCACGGTTTGGTGGTCACGCTGCCATCGGTGCAACGGCAAGTAGCGCGCGCCCCGTGTTGGGTTTATCTCAAGGATGCGCATGCCATCCGGGGAATCGATCACCAGCGCTACGTGTACGCAGATACGGCCGATCAGGACTGCCGCAATTGCACCATGCTCAGGCTCGCACCGTTCCATCAGCGACGATTCTGCTTCGTACGCCTTGGTGAATTCGCGGGGGTCTGTGTTGCGCAGGCTACCGTACTCGGCTAGCAGCCGCTGCCCAAGCTCGGCATGGCGAACTGTCCGCACCAGACCCCAGCAGTCATATTGCTCAGGTCCGCGCGCACCGTCTTCGTACGTGCAGCCGAGATACTTGTTAACCCATTCCATCAGATGTACCTGAGAGCTGGTGCGAAGTTAACAGTGTACAACGCGCGTGGCCAGGCAACACCGATCATGTTGAAGTAGCCGGTCTGCAGCTGCGCTTCCTGCCCCTGTACCGCGCCCGACAGCAGCGTCAACACATAGGGCTTCTCAGCGGGGGCCGCCAGGTTGCCGCTGAGGTAAGTTCGGTAGATGGCAGTCACACGGGCGTTCGCTTCAATCGCTTCGTCAATCAACCGAGACGCTTCGCCCGTGGTGTTGTCGACGGCGAAGGCCAGGGTCTGATTGCCTTTGTTATTCTTGGCGGCCAACGCGATGTCGATGTTCGCACCGATGAACGTCACGGTGCGGTAGTCCTCGGTCGTGGCGGTGATGTCTTCGAAGCCCGTACAGATAAACACCGGGGCTGACCACGCGGGGCATGTTAGCTCGAGCGTCCTGATAATTTCATCAAAACGCTCGTTCGCCCCGGCATTAACTTCAGCCAGGATTATGCTCACGACTTAGGAGGCTCTTGCGATTTAGCTTTTTCCAGAGCTTCGTCAAAATCACTTCTGCGGAACGGAAAACTTTGCATAGGTCACCCCATCGCTTCTACGGAAAGAAAGGTTGCCCCGTTGTTTACAGCTAAGAGGCCGCCTCCGGAGTCCTGCTCTACAAAAACCGCCAGCGTATCCCCAGCCGCCACTTCAAGAATGGCGCTAGACAGAGCCTGCCCGGTAAACCCGTTACCCATCGACTTCAACTGGGGTGTGCCGATCGTGCCCGCACCGTTTTTAGTGATGCGCATGTTCCGAGAGCCGACTGAATTACTGCTCCAGTATATCCCGGCAGCGACCTTCACGCGATTCACACCATTAGGGATAACGACAGCGTTACCGATCAGAGAAGCCTCCAAGCGATTCTGATAAACGGTGTCGAAGGCCACGGGAGTATCGGCAGCATTCGAGATTGACTGATCAACGGACAAGGTCGCCATGAGCGCCTTTCCTACCACGGTTTCGTTTTGCACAGAAGTCGTGCCCGAGCGTGTGTAGAAGGCGTTAGCCCATTTGTTGCCTTCTTCCGTGAGGACTACCGCACCGGACGTACCATTAAGCACCACGCTGATATTGCTGTTGGCGTCGGCTTTGTCACGGAAACCCCTGACCAATAGGTCAGCACGGATGCCATTCGCGGTACTCACACCGATAGCATTGGCGAACGTGTTCGCCGCGGACCGTGAGTTGATTGCCGCGAAACAGCCGTCGAGGATCAGATTGTTGATGCCGATGGCTGATGCGTCAATGCCAGAAGTATCAACGTTCGAGGTGCGGATAAGGAACCCTTCTTCGCCATTGCTTTCGGCGCCGCAGTTGATGAGCGAGACGCCCGCAACGTTGCTAATCACCCACCCGGGTCCGGCGTTCTGATCGCCGCCGCAGGAAACAAAGGACGAATACACGGCGCCGTTAATAAGCCAGCCGCCACCGTTGCCGCCTACAGGGAACGGCGCATCACCACCTGCCCAGCAGTTTTCGAAATACATGGACGTTTGGAACCCTTGCAGGTTGAAACCCCATGTCGCGTTGTTTCGGCACTCTACGCCACGGAATGCGCACATGTACGTTTGTAGACACAGAACGCCGTCATCGCCGCAGCCGTCCACCACTACGCTATCCATGAAGCATCGGGAGATCTGAGACGGGCCGCCGCGCACTTCGCCTTTATTGAAGTTGACGCCGACCCCCGGTGCGTTCAGCAGCGAGAAGCCCCGCATCCCAAAGCGACCGCCCCAGCCTACCCACGCGATACCGTCAGATCCGGGAGCCGCGTTGGTGAAGTCGAATGTTGTGGCACCTTTTCCGGCGCCGGAGATGATCATATTGTGAAAGCCAATACCGACAATAGGGTTCTGCGTCCACTCTGTGCGCATGTCATAGGTGCCGGCGGGGTAGTGACACTCGCCGCCGCCCTGAGACTTAACCCAAGCGGTGTATCGGTCGCGGGCGTCTTGGCACGGGGTAGCACCGGAAGGGTCGCAGCCGAACGTCCAGGCGTTAGCGATCCCGACGAGCTTCCAGCGGCCCCCGTCAACAGAAGAGACGAGGATCGTACCGTCGTTGTCCGCACTGGTCGTGTCAGTTGAGTCGTACCGGTAGTGACCTCCCCCAAAAGCGCCTCCGGGTGAGTACGCGGCGGCGAAGGCGGTGATGCTCGCGCTACTAAAGCTCAAGAGGCGAAGCGCCGCCAGGCTATCAACGACTTGAATCCCTCGACCGATCAGCGCACCACCTTTCAGCGGGTCCGCCGTATTCGCCAAGTCTTGCTGGAAAATAGCGTCAGCGTCGAACGCTACCAGTGACGGCTGATCCGTTGCGAACACTCCGGTCAAAACAAAGGGCAGAGTAGTCGATGAAGCCACGCGATACGGTACGCCTAGGCGAAGCACATACTGGTTGCGCGCCGTAAATGTAACTCCGGCTGCGTAGTCTGCAAGGAACACGAAACCGGAGGCGACTAAAAACGACTGGAAAGCGTTCTCCATGCCCTTCCACGTTTCGCGGCGCTTGTTGAACCGATCAATGAACGCAGGCCCCATCGAGTTCATCGCCTCGTCAAAGTTCGAGGCGTTGTTGTTCAGCGCTTTTGG